CCTGCCACGGTACTTGTGCAGGGTCCACGCAGCGCCCGTTGTCAATGACGATTAGGTGCGCCACGGGAAAGTCAATGCTGCCCACCATGCGATACAGCAAGTGCGGTGCAGTCAGCACAGGCACAACCATGGCTGGTATCACAGCGCCGCCAAGATAGGCCGCCAATACTTTGCATAAACCGTGTCAGCGTCGTACTCAAGTGCGAACTCACGCGCCTTGGGTGACCTGCCGTGACCGCGTTGGTAGGCGTTCTCAAGTGCCTCAATGATTGAAGGAATACCAGGGGTGACCCACCAGGCTTTTTGTGCTGCGTCCCATACAGGCTGACCTTCGACTAGCCAGCCATCGCCGACGAGCTCAGGCTGTGCCGTTGCATTGGAGACAATGACAGGCGTGCCACAGGACTGCGCCTCGACTGCCGGAATCCCAAAGCCTTCACCAAGTGAGGCTTGCAGCAGCACATCCATGCCTGTGTAAATCGCAGCCATGGCCTGATTGGGGATGCCCAGGCGGTGCATGTATTGATCCACAAACACAATGCGCTTGGGGTCAATGCCGCAAGCCTTGGCAAGGTAGTGCAAGTCAATGCCGCCCATTGCGCCCTTGGCTTCAGTGTGGACGTACAGCACAGCGTCCGTGCGCTGTTGGCTCCACATGGCGAAGGCCAAAAACATTTCGGGCAGCGCCTTGCGGTTCAGTCCGTGCTGTCCACCTTTGTTCGCTGAGTTGATGCCGACCACAAATGCGTCATTGGGAACGCCCATAAACTCACGCGCCTCAACCATGCCGCTGGCGAGTTCGATCTTGTCGGTTGCCTGGAACAGGTTGGTGTCAATGGCGTGCGGCGCGTAGTAGCACTGAACGCCGACATCCTGCAACATCTTCTCACCAAAGCGAGACATGGCGATTGGCGTCACGTTGTCACGCTTGCACCATTCCACAACGTCAGGCGGTGCAGGCTGGTGGTCAATGGGGACCCATGATGCGATGTTGTCCACCATGTCCCACTGCTTGCCCTTGAATACCCATACGTCAAACAGGGTGATGAGCAGTGGATCAAGGTCTGGGTGCTCATGCTGCCAGGCAGCCATGTGCGCTGGCGTTACATCGTTGGAGTAAAGATCAAAGCCGCGCGGAAAATGTTTCATGCCCTGGAACTCTTGGACAGTTCCTTCTAGGCCATAGTTGCTGGCAAGGGCTAGGGCATGACCGTCAGCCTTCATGCGTGACGTAACTTGCGCCGTCTGTGTGCCGTAACCAGTAGTCGCCCATGGGCTATTGCTTGCCCACAGGACTGCCTTAGGTTTGCCAGCACTTGCGCGTCGTGCAGGGTTGCCAGATCGCTTGGCGTTTTTCATGTCGCAGGCTTTCGGTCGCAGGGTTTGGAGACCTGAGAAGGGGCCGCGTCCTGCGCGCCGCGACCCCTCCTCAGGGGTTAGATCATCGGACTAGGAAGCGTTACCGATGAAGTACTTCACATGGCTGGACTGCGGCAAGCCACCGTCCACACGGAAGGTCGCACGGAACGTCACGAGATCGCTTGAGAAAGCGAAGTCATCGGAACGATCCAGGCGGATGCCACCGACCTGACGCACCATGTACGACGGGAGGTGACCAGCAATGAGCGACTTGGCAGAAGTTGCCGGATCAGCCATTGCAGGGTTCTCGATCAACGGGAAGCCCAGCACGCGGTCAGGCGTTCCCTCTGCAAGTGCAGGCTGGAACACATAGTCTCCACCAGGGCTGGTGAGCTTGCGGAGATTTGCAATGGCCTTTCCATTACCCATCACAGCGAAGCCAGGCAGACGACGAGCAGCAGCGTCAGCCGAGTAGATCAGGTCCACCACGTTGTCGTAGGTGAACGCACCGGAGACACCAGTGCCGCCAGTGACACCCGAGCCAGCCGAGTTCACAATGCCGTTGGGCTGAACCGTGCCAGTGCCCGTGGTCAGCGCAGCGTTCACCGCGTAGCCGAGAGCCTGACCAACGTTGGTTCCGAGGTAGCCCAAGATGTCCACGCCAGCGTCTTCGATCATTTCACGAGAAACCTGGGTCAGGAACGAATACTTGAACGCACCCAAGGTGAGGAACGCTTGGAAGCTGGGATCGCTCTCACCAATAGCCGAAGCCTCAGAGGTGACGCTACCAACCGAGTAGGCCGACGTCCGCGGGATTTGCAGGGACTCTCCACCAGCGGTGTTGATAACCGTTGCAACTTCCAGCATGGGGCCGGTGTAGCGAGCAAGCTCCATGATGCGGTCGTAGAACGAAGTCGGCACAGGAGCGCCAGTGCTGCTGGTGCTGACATCGCGCTTCTCAAAGTTGAGCGAGCGAACTTCACCACGAGCAAGCGAACGAAGCATTTCCGCATCGGTCTGCACGGGAGCAACAGTGGAAACCGCACGCGCTTCAGCGTGGGCAGCAGTAGCCTCAGCCACTTCACGCTCACGCATTTCAAGCGAGCGCATGTCATCAATGATCGCCTTGCGGCGGTCCATGTCTGCAAACGCGCGGTCTACTGACTCACGCTCAGCAGCGTCGAGTGAACGGCCCTCAGCAGCAGCGCGGTCAAGGATTTCCTTAGCCGCCTCATATGCCTTGGCGCGTTCCTCAATCTGGGTCTTGACGTAATCCGTCATTAGTTCTCCTAGATATTGGAAGGTTGTACGCAGGGGGACAATGGGATGCGGCTCCGCAATCCCGACCGTCAGCGCGGCTCCGCTACTGACGAAACTTTTTAGATGGCCTTAGCCAGCAACTCCAACTTGTCACGCAGCACGTTGATTAGTTCTGCGTTGTCTTGCTGCGGCTCATCGGCCTTGACGCGCTGACGCTCAACCACATCAACCAGCAGCGATGCTTGGTCATCGTTGAGCTCATTGCCAGACTCAAGCGCAGTAAGCGCATCAGCCAAGGCATCAGCGTCAGTCTGTGTGCGCTGGGCAAGGATCTGCGCCTTGCGGATGGTCGCGCTGGTTGCCTCGTACGCAGGGAAGCCAGTGACCACTGACACCTCGTGCAGGCGGATCTCATTGAGGAAACGTCGCTGACCGTCTTGGCTCCACTCGTCGCCGCCGCGCGGAACAGAGAAACCAAAGGACATTGAATCCACCACGCCCGAACGCAGCAACACAGCGAGGTCACGCGCGTAGGTGGTGTCAGGCAAGTCAGCCTCAGCGCGCAGGCCGCGTCCATCTTCCGACAGGCGCAGCGTGCCTGAGCGAGTAGAAGCAAGCACCATGGTGTCGTCGTGGTTCACAAACATCTTCACGTTGTTACGCGCGCCAAGTGTGCGCTGGAAAGCACCAGGGCGGATCTGCTCAACAAAGGGCAGCGGCTCAGAGTCGGAATTGAACACAGCCGCATAGCCTGAGAACACAGCGCCGTTGCCAGCCTCGCGCACTTCCAGGTCTTGCACCTGCATTTCGCGGATTTCAACCTTGGTCATTTCTTTCCTTTCGCCGCCAGGCTCCATGCCTTCAGCAATAGAGACCGCAACCATCTGGTCAATGGCGGCCTGCTTGGTTGTATGACAGCCGATGACTTCACCGTCATCTTTGATCGTCGCCCAGCCATCGCAACCTGTTGCTGAGTCTGTGATGAAGTAAGGCACTAGATCCCTTTCAAGGAATACCAGCCTTGGTCCCAAAGCTGCAAAAGTCTGTGGAAATATCGCTCATACTTTGGAGCAGTGGCTTCAAGGCTGTAAGTGTTGAGCGCCCGTTGCCTGATGTAGTTTCGGTCAAGTGTTGGTGCTGCTTCTACTGCCTCAACAAACTCACCAAAAGTCCGGCAGCGGAAACCTGTCTTGCCGTCCTCAACCGTCTCAGTAAATGCGCCCCAGTCAGTTGTGATTACTGGAGTGCCTGTCATTTGTGCTTCAACATTTACTGTGCCGTATGGCTCCACATAAGTGGTTGGTACAAACACGGCAGATGCTTCTCCAAACCATTGAGCGCGGTCAAGACCAATCGGTCCGATGTATTCGCCATAGGCAGGTGGTGTCCCAACGCCAGCAACTACCAGTCGCTTGCCTAGATGCTCGGCAACATCGGCTGCAATCTTGTAGCCCTTGCGCTCGATTAGGCGACCGATAAAGAACAGGTAGTCACCTTGGCCTGTGCCTAGTGGAAACTCGCTGGCGTCCACATAGCCAGGAATTACTGCGTCATACCATTTGCCGTCAAGGTCCGCCGGATTGCTTGTTGTTGTGCCATACACAGCGTGCATCCACGCGTAGGACTCAAACACTCGGAAGTTGGCGAACGTTCCAGGATAGCCGATCCCAAACTCAACCGTCATAAGCTCGGGCAGCATTTGTGCAATGGGTTGATGGCAAGTTCCACCGATCACGCAAATAAAGTCTTTTTGCTGCGCTCTTTTGCTGATCTCCGCAGCCACTCGCAGATTGAAGTTGCGCCATTGTGGAAGGCTCAAATCAAACTTGCCAATTGTGTAATGATTTCCTTGCAAAATGTCCAATCGTTCTTGTTCACTTATGCAAGAAATATGCTCATAACATGGCGCGGTGTTCTGTTCTCCGCTGTAAAGAAAAACAGTGTGGCCTGCGGCTTTCATCATTTGCGAGAACTTGCGCACTTTCATGGTAAAGGCACAGGCTGGGAAATCATCAGTGGTGTGCGTGAATGGCAAGCCAACCACATGAAAGCGCACGGCTATCCGATGCCTCGCGTAAAGACAGTCAAAAGCCAGGTGTCAGTTCCATACTTGAAGAGCACGCCAGAAGAGAATTGACCATTCAATACTTTGAGCGAGCTTTGAGCATTGACAGTCACGCCTGATGCTCCGGCGATTGTTACAGCGCCAGTATTGATATTGGCAACATAGACAATTGTGCCAATCGGAAATGCCACGGTTGCGTTAGTGGGCACAGTAATTGTCCTTGCAGCACTGTTGCTCATTGTGATGAGTTCACCAGCATCAGCCAAAACCAATGTGTAGTTAGCAGTCTTGGCATTGACGGCTGGCAGTGCTACTGGTCCGGTTGCACCTGTGGCTCCGGTCGGTCCGGTTGCACCGACACTTCCTGTCGCACCACTCGGTCCAGTGGGACCAGTCGCACCAGTTGGTCCTGTTGCACCAGTTGAGCCAGTAGCACCCGTTGGACCTGTTGCGCCTGTTGCGCCTTGTGTTCCTTGAGGACCCGTTGCGCCCGTAGCACCCTGAGGTCCAGTTGGCCCTGTGGGTCCGGTTACACCAGTTGCGCCTGTCGGGCCAGTGGGTCCCGTTGCGCCAGTCAATCCTGTGTCGCCCTGAGGTCCCGTCGGTCCGGTAGCGCCAATTGCACCAGTTGGACCAGTTGGGCCTATGTCACCAGTTGCGCCTGTCGGGCCAATAGCACCTGTCTCGCCCTGTGCGCCAGTTGGTCCAGTTGGGCCAATCTCTCCTTGTGGTCCAGTTGCGCCCGTGGGTCCAACTTCGCCTGTTGCACCAGTAGGTCCAGTAGGACCTGTTGCGCCAGTGTCGCCTTGTATGCCTTGCGGTCCAGTTGGTCCTGTGGGGCCTGTCTCGCCCTGAGGGCCAGTTGCGCCAGTTTG